GCCGCGTTGGTGGTGTCCACCGTAGCGCTGGCGGCCAGGCCGGAAATGTCGGCCGCCGCAGGCTGCGCGGCCTGCGGCACGCCGGCGATGGAGATCCCGGTCAGGAACTGGTGCGAGCCCGCGGTCAGGCTCTCCACCCCGCCCAGCGTGGCCGCCGTGGGCGTGGGCAGCCGCGCCGCACCAAGCGTGCCACTGGTGATGTTCGCGGCGTTGGTGGTGTCCGTGGTGGCGCTGGCGGCCAGGCCGGAGATGTCGGCCGCCGCAGGCTGCGCGGCCTGCGGCACGCCGGCGGTGGAGATCCCGGTCAGGAACTGGTGCGAGGCCGCGGTCAGGCTCTCCACCCCTCCCAGCGTGGTGGCGCTAGGGAGTGCGATCGACAGCGTGCCGCCGAACAGCACCAGGCCGTTGCCGATCGCGGCCGTCGCCAGCGGACCGAAGGCTGTACCGGCCGTCTTCGTGCAGGTCACCACGCCGGTCGACACATCCAACGTGCAATCGCCGCCGAGCGTCACGCCCGCCAGAGCGCCTGCATTGTTGTATTGCAGCTGTCCGCTGCTGCCGCCGGCTGATGCCGAACCACCGGCCGGCGTCGCCCACTGGCCGAGGCCGTTCAGGAAGTGACTCGCGTTGCCGTCGGGGGCAAGCGTGGCCAGGCCGCCCAGGCCGAGATTGCTCCGCGCGGTAGCCGCATTGTCCAGGTCCGACAGGTTGGCTTGCGCCCGCAGCGGCCCGATCGTGTGCGGCTGCGCCATCGCCGGTACCGGTACCGCGAACGCCAGCGCCAGCAGCGCCAGATAGCGGGCGCCCATGGCGATCAGCCGACGAACCATGTGTCGATCCCGTCGAAGGTGAACACGGCGACGCCGCCAGGTGCGAGCTGCTGCGGCACGTTCAGCCCATAGCCGAGGATCTGCGTGCCTTCGGTCGGGTAGATCTCCAGCGCCACGGCCAGCGCGTTGAAAACCTTCTGCTCGTTGCCCAGGATGATCTCCAGCTTTACCGCCATGCCGGCAGACCCGAGGGTCACGATGTTCCGCCGCCCGGTCAGCGGCGTGGCACCGGCCTGGCCACCGGCCTGCGCGGCGATGCCGGTCACCACGGCCGCCAGGAATGGCGGTGGCGTGTCCAGCTGCGTGACGATCACCTTCATGCTGTCACCGCCCGGTTGACCCGAATGGGGTATGTGTCCGACAGCACCGGCAGCCCGCCGGCGGTCGCCTTGATGTCGCCTCGCAGCAGGCCGAGAGGCCATTGAGAGGTATCAGCGACCGTCACGGTGGCGATGCCCTCCGACGTGCCGCTGATGACGATCGGCAAGGTGGCCACCAGGTCACCCACTGAATCACGCACCTGGCCGGCCAGCGTGACCGTGGTCAGATCCACGGGCGTGTTGTCGGCATGCAGGAAGGTCAGCTGCAGCAGCAGCGCCTCCCCCTGCTTGATGCGGACCTCCGGCATCAGACGGCCGTCGTGACGCTGGCCGCCGGCAACGCGGCGGCGCCGGTCGGATTGCCGTCGATGATCAGATCCAAGGCAGCGACGTATGCGCCGATCGCGCCTGCCACCGCCTTGTATTGCACCAGGTTGAACGTGTGCCAGGCGCCGGCGGCGTCCTTCATCGGATAGGACGTGCCGCCGCCGGGAAAGGCCCCGGTGGCGTTGATCGTGGTCACCACCGCCGCCAGCTTGCCCTGGGTTGCCGCATCGGTCGGAAACAGCGTTGCCGCCAGAGTGATGCTACCGGACAGCGTAACGGTCAGCCCGGCGTCAATCGCCATCATCGCCTGCTGCGCGAGGGTGGGCGGCGGCGGGGCGGCCGGAGCGGTGAACGCGCCTGCCGCATAAGCCCACCCTTGTGCCGGCGACACGCCGGCCGGCACGGCGACGAAGGCAGCAGCGACATCGGCGTGGAAGCAGTCGGCGATGGTCTTCCCAGCCGGTGGCGTGAACAGCTCGGCCACCAGGCCGCCGGCGATGCGGGCATATTCGGTCATCTTACCACTCCACCAGCACAAGGCCGTTGGCGCCGCTGGTCCCGACCCACCCCTGCGCGCCGCCGCTGCCGCCGTTCCCTGGGAACGGAGACACCGGTGCACTGGACACGGTGATTTCGGTCAGCGATCCGCCGTAGGCAGCGCCGCCACCCGAGCCCGCGTACCAGCTGCCGGTCTGGAACGCATTGAGGGAGGGCTGACCGGCCAGATTGAAGTCCGTGCCACCTGAACCGGAACCGCCGCCGGCGGAGACATTGGCCGCGCCGCTGGCCGAACCGACGCCCGCACCCCCGCCTGTCGCGGTGAGATACGCGCCAAAGCTGGACGTGCCGCCAGCCGTGCCGTTCGTTCCCGTTGCCGCGCCGCCAGAGCCGCCGGCGCCGATCGTCACCGTGATCGCGCTGCCCGGCGTCACCACGATGAAGCTCGAGCGCGCGTATCCCGCGCCACCGCCGCCAGTGCCTGCGGCGGCAACCGCAGCGCCGCCGCCGCCGCCACCACCGCCCCAGACTTCCACCCGGCGCAGCACGGTGACGCCAACCGGCACGGTGAACGTGCCGCTGGCGGTGAACACCTGGCGGCCGGAAACGGGTTCGACCACCCAATGCGTTGTGCCGTCGCTCCACAACGTCAGACGCCCGAACGCGCCGATGGAGAAGGGACCGGCGAGGCCGCCGAACAGCGTCGTGTCGCCGGCGTGCAGCGCGACCGACACGGTGTTGGCGCTGCTGTCCGTCCGGACGAACCGAAAGCCGAAGGGCCTGCCGTTTGCCGCCGCCGCCGCTGGCAGCGTGATCACGACGTTCCCCGCCGCGGCGTTGACGAAGACGATGCCTGCGTTCTGGATGGTCAGCGGGTTCGCCGGGGTCGCGGTAATCGTCTGAAGGTTCGCGCCGGCATACAGCCTCATCGCCTGCAGCAGCTGCGTGTTGTCGGCATCGGTCGGGACCAGGCCGATGTCTTCCACCGGCGCCAGGATGCTTTCCTGCGCTCCGGTGTGCCACACAGCCACCAGCTCGGTGCCGAGCTGGTTGGCGGCCAGGTTCAGATCCTGGAATTGCCGCTTGCCGGCGACCGTGATGAAGTTTGCACCGCTGATGCGATCCATCGGCCCCTCAGTGGTATGCGAAGTATGGAACGGTGAACAGCGGCGCTTCGGTCCGCACCACGCATTCCATCAGGTTCGGGGTGAAGCTTCCCAGCAGCTCGCCGCACACCGCCTGACCGCAGATCGCCTGCGTCGTGCGCGTTGCCGGCAGGCCGACCAGGAATGTCATGTGGTTGGGCGACGTGACGATCGACTGCCCGCACTGCGCCTGGCCGCACATCAGCAGCGGGAATTCCTCGATCGTCATCGTCACGCCGATCGCAGCCGCGGCGTCGATGAAGTAGCCCGGGCAGATGTTCCTGCCGCCTGCCGTCCAGCGCTGGAAGGCCAGCAGCCGCCGGTCGGTATCGGTCAGCGCCAGCTGGTCGCGACCGCAGGGATCGGGGCCAAGCACGCGCTCGAAATCCGGCAGCAGGTTGGATGCGGTGCGCGGGTCGATCTCCCTGCGGTAGCTCTCCATCGACTGCTCGATGGCCGACCATTCCACCGCCATGGGGCGGAACAGCGCACCCCAGAAGGTGTCCGGATCGGCCGAGGCTGCCCATCCATCCGGCAGCAGCGCCAGCATTTCACCCTGCGCCTGGTCGGGCGTGCGGCTCATGTGAAGGTCACCGTGCCGAGGGTCAGCAGCGACGTGACCGTGCCCGGCGCCACGTCGCCGACGGGCGCCGCGCGATCGAAGTTATAGCCGCCGAACGCGGTGCTGACCGCGTCATCCGAACGCGAGACGTCCAGCGTGCTGCCGATGGTGATGTCGCCGCCGGCGAAATAGAGCGCCAGGGCCGAGGTCGCGGCGGTGCGGATCGACGGGGTGTCCGGGTTCAGATGCAGCGAAAAGTCCACCGGCTGCAGCGTGGCCGCGATCACGTTGACCACCGGAGCGCCGAGCGGCTTTCGTGCCCTGGCGTCGTTCAGATACGCGCTGACGTTGCCCAGTTCGGTGACTGTCGGAACGCGCGGGCCGTTCGTTGTGGGAACGGCGATCGCCACCGTGATCAGCCCGGCGCCGGGCGATATCGCCTTCACGACGCACCCGGGCAGCACTTCCTGTGTCCACTCTTCGAAGTCGCTCTCGTTGCCGCTGGCGCCGCGCTGACGGATGCGCTGCAGGATGCGTCCGCGCCAGACTTCCTTGTCCTCGATGTCCGCGCCGCCGGTGATGCCATCGGCATCCACCACGCCGATCTGCGCTGCCAGGAAGTCCAGCGGACTGACCGCGGTCAGCGTCACGCCGGGCGCCAGGTTGCCGGCGGCGCCGGCGACGGCGGCCGACACGCCGATCGCCAGCGTGCCCGCGCTGGCGATCGTGCCGCTGTTGATCGTCAGATACTGCGAGCCGCCCGGTGCGGTGAACACGAAGTCGGCCGGCATCGCCCCGCCGGCCACGCACACCACGTCGATCGTGCCCGCTGCGGAGACCGGCTGTTCCTGGGGCTCACCCCAGATCGCACCATGCCGATCCAGCCAGTCCTGCGCGGTATCCGGCATCACCTCGCGCGCCATGCGGTTGAGGAACAGCCACAGATCGAAGCCGGACAAGCCCAGCACGCGGGCGTAGATCGCTTCCACGCTGCGCGGGGACCGCGCATCGATCGGCTCCGGCGGCGGCGTGCCATTGCGCAGCTGATACACCCGCGCCAGCTCGGCTTCGAATGTTCCGCTGGCGCGATCGGCGATGTCCGCCGGCTGCGGGATTGGCCAGGGCATCTCAGGCCACCGGCGCCGTCAGGTTCAGCGCCATGGCGCCGACCTGGATCAGCGTCCCCAACACACCCTGGCGCACCCAGCGCACCGTGATGGTGACCGGCTGCTGCACCCAGGACAGCGCCTCGGCCGTGGCGCTTTCCTTCAGTCGCCGGGTTTCCTCGGTCTGCTTGCGGCGCAGCATCAGCCACCAGCGGCTGCCGATCAGCCGGCCCTGCTGGTCCAGCGCATCGCCGCACCACCCCCGCCGCGCGTTCAGCCGCTGCGGCGCATAGTCATCGGTCACCGCGTCCGGCAGCACGTCGTCGGGATGCGCACGGCGGTCGCAGCCGAGGCTGATCAGCACCGGTGTCAGCAGCGTGGCGTCCAACGCGAAATCCTGGCCGTCGAAGGCCAGGTCGCATCTGCGCCGCCGCTGGTCGTATGACAGGGCGATCCCGTAATGCATGCCCGCGATGATCCGCGCGCGCGCGAAATGCCATTGCCCTACGCGTGTAGGGATAGCGCTCACGTGTCCTGCGGCGTCGGCGTGGTGGTCTCCGGCGAGGAACTGCCTGACTGGACGTCGGGCACCACGTGGGTGTGCACGTTGTAGTCGTCCCGCAGGTTGGCCACCGTGCCGTGATCACCGTTGCGATCGCTGATGTCGCCAGTCACCACCAGGTCGCCCCGCACGGTCACCTTGGCGTCGGCCGCGCCAGTGAGGCCCTGCACCACCACGCTGGGCGCGTTCACGATCACCTGCGTCGCGGCATGCACTTCCACGGTGCCGCCCTGGCGGATGTGCACGCGGGTGCCGTCCGACCCATACAAGACGGCCTCGCCGGGCAGCAGGTCGCCGAAGCGGCTGGACGGGTTGGCGAGCGGCAGCACCACCAGCTGGCCGGGATCGCCGCCGATCGCCAGCACGATGGCGAGCGCGCCATCCCCCGGTGGCCTGCTGGCGAAGCCGAAACCCTGCTGCACTTCCACCGCGGCATGCGTCGCGCCGTCATTGGTCTGCACCAGCGCGGACTGCGCCTGGCCGGAATCATCCACCGCCTGGACGATGCCCATGCGGATCAGGTTGCGCAGGTCGAACGCCTGGTCCATCGCTCAGTGCGCCTGGATCGGCGCTGCGGCCGTGGTCAGCTGCTGCTGCGCCGTTTGGTGCCCGTGCCGGTGCTTCCGGCGCTCGGCTTCATCGATCCGGTCATAGGCCGTGACGCCGACCAGGCGCAGTTTCGTGCGCGCCCCCTTCTCGCTGAATTCGTAGGTAACGCCGGCGATCAGCATGTCGCGATCGACACCGGCGTAGGGGTCCCACACCGGCACCACCTGGTTCGGCCGCCACAGCGCACCGTTGGCGCGCCAGTCCAGCACGGTATATTCCAGATGGTCCGCCTGGCCGCGGGCGACACGCAACGCCCACTCGGCCTGCTCTTGCACGCTGCTCATCCCGCTCTGGCTTCGCACCATGCGCACCGTCGGCCGCCAGCGCGTGATCTCCGGATCGACCGCATGCCCTGTCATTGCGACCGCGGCCTTTTCCTTGGCCGTGGCGGGGCCGGGCGTCGCCGGCGGCGTTCCGCCGAACGGCACGGCTGTGCTGGTCAGTGGCGCGGCCGTGCCGGCGCGGTTTGGCGCGGTCTGGCCCTTCACGAAGTAATCGCTGAAGCGGTGGGCGTGGTCGTGATGCCACTCGCTGTCCTGGATCAGTTCGCCGATGCGCAGCGGCGCCGGCCCGCGCGTGGATCCGCCGCGGGTCAGCAGCAGGCCGCCGACGCCGTCCGACACCAGCAGCACAGCTCGCTGCCGGGCGCCCTTCTCCAGGAAGGACAGCGCGGTCTCGTGTGGGTAGAGCGCAAGCACGCGGAAGGGCGCGCCGATATCGACGTCCGCCTTCGGCGTGATGCCGAAGGGCTGGCACACCGTCTTCGCCGCACTGAGCAGATCGACGTTGCGCAGTTCGCTCGGCCCGTTGGGCAGCGCCGCGCACTCGACCAGGTCGCCGGTCTTGTCGCGGCCTTCGAAGCGGAAGCGGATATGCTCGCCGGACCATTCCCCGGTGACTTTGTCGATCCAACCCAGCAGCACCGTCTCCCCGTCGATCGCCAGCTCGCAGGCGTGGCCGGCCAGCAGCCGCACCGGGATGGTGGGCGGCTGGCCAATTTGCGCCGGCAGCGACTGCGCCAGGCGCTGGGCATCGAGGCAGGTCACGGAGAAGCGGCCGGCGATGTTCTGCAGGTCGCGCTCGATCTTCGCCTCGATGAACTGGCGCAGGACGTAGCCGGCGGCCTTCAGCGTGACGCGGTCGGTGAAGGTGGGCATCAGTGCGCTGTCCAGGCGCTTCCGTTGCAGAACGTGGGGATTTCCGTCGATCCTCCGCCGGTCAGGCTTCCGTTGTAGGTAGGCGATGCCGCGTCGGACACCGCCAGCATGAGACCTGCATTGCCTGAATTGCAGGTGGGCAGCGTGCCGACTGTCTTGACTGCCAGCTTCACTCCGCCAGTCGAGAGAAAGCCTCCGGAAGCAGTAGCGGTGATCATGCTGCCGTCCGAAGAGAGCTGCGTGCTGCCGGCGGTATCCAGCGCAATCTGTGCGCCGGTAAACAGCCAGATGGTGCGGCTGTTGTTGTAAATCGTGATCCCCGAGGCAAGCGTGATCGGAGAAGATACCGTGATCGTGCCGCTCGGCGTCGCACCCGTTCCCGTGATGGCATAGGCGGTTTCCACCGCGCTTTGGCCGTCGCTGAAATAGACGTTGTTGCTGAAGCCCTTGTCGATGTCCCGGCGATAGATGTCGCTGGTGAAGGGCATCACGTTGGAAACCGGGATCGTCGTGGATGCCGACACGGCCGATGTGACGGTCGGATAGGTCGGCGTGCTGAGGCTGCTGGTGTTCTTGGCGTAGGACGCCATGTAGCGGAAATCGGCAGCCGCAACGGTGTAAGGGCCACCGCCACCGAAGAACGACTTCAGATAGGCACCACTCGTCGCCGTCATGCCGATGGCGGTGTTTGCTTCAAAGAAGTTGCCGTTGTCCAGCGCCGGACTGACCACCACCGACAGAGACTGGCGGTTGTTTGCGTCATCCACATTGTGGCCGCGCAGGTCGAATTCGTGCGACAGCTCGGCGTTGGTGGCTGAGGACGGCTGGCCGGTGAAGTCATTGAACTCCGAGACGCTGGCCCAAAGCTGCGGATTGGCCGCCGATCCGCCGGCCGCGTAATTGTACCGGTTGGTCTGGTTGACGCCTGCCACATGCTGACCCGTGCCGCCCGTCCCGCTGAAGTTCAGGATGTTGGTGCTAGTCCAGAAGTACGCGTTCGGCGCTCCCGTGAGCGTCAACGTGCGGCGGTTCAGTCCGTAGACCGCGCCCGTCGAACCACCGCTGGCCGCCGTGCTGAGTGTGTCCTGAGCTGCCGCGGTCGCGGTCGGAAGCGCCGTCTTGGAATAGGGCGTAAATATCCACTGTTCCGTCGTCGTGCCGTCTCCGACCGTGACGCCCGTCGATGTCATGCCGGCGTTGAATGTGGCCGGCGCGGAAAAGACCTGGTTGTTCGACCAGGTGTTCGCGCCGCTCAGCAGGGGAACGGCCGCCCCCGACGTCCCGATCGGCGTGGTGGCGGCTGCCGTAAAGGCGCTGCCGTTCGTCTTGGTAACCGTCAGCGTCCCGTTCGAAGCGAGCGACGCATCGCCGGCGATGCCGAGCCACGACGTATTGCCGCTGGCGTCCGTGGTCAGCAGCTGCCCGGCGGCGCCGTTGGCGGTGGGCAGGATGAACTTCGTTCCGCTCGATACGGCCGCGGGAGCGCCAAAGGATAGAAAGCCCGAAGTCGCACCACTGATGGTCATCTGACCGTTGGTCTGGATGGTGATGCCGCCGGCGCCGGCGCCAACCTGCACGTTGTCGTGCGAGACCAGCCCCAGGTCGAATTCCGCCTGGGACAGAAAGGTCTGATTGAGCGACCAGGTGTTTGCGCCGCTCAGCAAGGGAAGGGCTGCCCCCGACGTGCCGATCGGCGTGGTGGCGGCTGCCGTGAAGGCGCTGCCGTTCGTCTTGGTGACCGTTAGCGTCCCGTTCGAAGCGAGCGACGCATCGCCGGCGATACCGAGCCACGACGTATTGCCGCTGGCGTCCGTGGTCAGTAGCTGTCCCGCGGTGCCGTTCGCGCTGGGCAGGATGAACTTCGTTCCGCTCGATACGGCCGCGGGAGCGCCAAAGGATAGAAAGCCCGAAGTCGCACCACTGATGGTCATCTGGCCGTTGGTCTGGATGGTGATGCCGCCGGCGCCGGCGCCGACCTGCACGTTGTCGTGCGAGACCAGCCCCAGGTCGAATTCCGCCTGGGACAGAAAGGTCTGGTTGAGCGACCAGCTGTTCGTCTGATCGGTGCGGGCGAAATAGGACAGCCAGTCCGCCAGGCTGTGTGTCGTGCTGCTGCCAGTGGCATGGGCATAGCTGGCGCTGACATCCCCGCCAAAGTCCTGCTTGGCGATGAACGCGTTGTTCAGCGACGTCGCGGTCAGCGGATTGTGGTTGCCCGCCGCGCTGCCGGTGAACCCCGGCGAACTCTGGGCATGGGCACCGGCGCACCAGGCCAACAGCAGCAGGATCGAGAACAGCTTGCGCATCATCACCCCAGTGCATTCACATCGAGCACGAATTCGTCCAGCGGCGCAGTGGCCGGAAACACGGGCAGCGCCGGCGGCGGCAGCTCGGCCACGGGCTGCGGCACCGGCAGTGTCAGGCCGGGCAGCGCCAGAACTTCCAGCCGTCCGGCGGGCGCGACGGCCGGGTGCGCGATGTCATTGCGCTGCACCAGGTCCAGATACACCGCCGCCACCTGGTCGGGCTGGTCGCCGCCGAGGTATTGGGCCAGCAGCCACACCGGCACGGATCCCGGCGCGGTGAATCCGACCACCGGCGGCAGGCGGCCGATGGTGGCCGTCATGTCGGCCGCCAGCGCCGCCTGCATGGCCGACAGGGAACGCCAGGCGCTGCCCGCCGCGGTGGGCCATGTGGCCGCCAGGGCGGCTGTCTGGGCCGCCGCGGTGTCCAATGCGGCGTTCAGCCGGACCTGCCACTGCCCGGCTTCCTGCTGGCTGGTGAAGTCGATATCGCTGGCGGCGGAGATCGCGTCCGCCACCGCCAGCAGCTGTGCTGCCGCGGCGACGGTCGGGCCAGGCGCCGGATCGCTGCCCTTCGCCGCCATGGCCGCGCATGCCGACAGGATCAGTCCCGCGGTGATGCGGCCGTCCACCGCCGCCGGCGGCGTGACGGAGCCGCCAGGTGCCACCGCCGCCGGCAGCACTGGCGTGCTGGTGGCGGCGATCGCCGCGCTTGGCGCGGCCAGCATGTCCGCGACGGCGCCCGGATAGGTGCTGCCCACCGGCAGCGCGTTCGCCGTGCCCAGCGCGGCGATCGGCGCCGCGGCGGCGGCTGCCACCTGCGGATCGCGCGCGTTGCCCACCAGGCCCAGCCAGATGGTCGCAACGGAGCTGGCGAAGCGCTCCACGTAGCCGACGGCCGCCAGCGTGATGGCGACCGGCGCCAGCACGGTGGCCAGCAGCTGCGTGGCCTGCGTGCGCAGATCCTCGGCCGCATTCAGCAGCAGCGTCAGCGTGTCCACCGCCGGCGGCTGCCGGGGATAGTAGCGGGTGAAGGTGGCGCTGAAGCGCACCACGCGCAGTTCGTCATGCCGGAAGCTGAAGCTTGGCAGCCGCCCGGGCGCCTGC